GCACTGGACTCAGGCTTCCTGCCTATTGGACTTCGTTTCGTGGCGGTACTCTAACCAAAGTACCCACGAGCAAAGGCAAACCACCTTTGTTTAAACGCGATGCGAACGTCTCCAGGCTGCATGTAGTCCCAACAGGGGGCTACTCCAACCCTTTTCAGATAAGGAGTATCGTATAACCTTAACGAGACCTTACCTCCCGCTAGTGCACCCTTAATCGCAGCTATTAGTCTAGCACTGGGATTCCAGTACCTACGACTATTATGGCCGCTCTCACTTACATCTACCAACCTAGATTCGGGAACCCATCTTTTGTAAAGATAAGACCCGGGAAAGGAAGGTGGACACCAAACTCGTTTCTTCGTTCCGAAGATGTTCGTCGGACCTACGAAACTTGCGTCAGGTCTTGTCCTAGAGTCAAAGCTTTCACTTTGATTCTTAGGTTTCAAAACATACGCTGGAGCTCGGTAGACGTCTTCAGTCTGAACGCTCGCGAGCGGGATCCTAATACCCGTATCGGGATTTTCCCAAGGGGGTACTTCGGTCCGAGGAACCTGGTTTAAGAGCCAGGACATGGTCAAGTCTAACTTGATACCATGGCGCGCAGACCAATCAGTAAGACTGTTGATGAGGATGTACCAATCCTGCACGGTGTCTAGGCGTTTGCAATATACGCCTCTGACATTGACTCCGCGATAAAAATCGGAGCCGCAGGACTCCCGAAACGTGCCGTCGTTGCGACCGAACGATTTATCTACATTCGGTCGGAAACCGAGGATTCCTAAGAGCCTTTTAACAGGTCCGAAAGCTTCCTCGAGGACAACGATGTCGTCGCCGAATACACCCCAGTTCTTGGGTGTTTTGAACGGCATTAAATGCAGTTCCTCTTGCGACGGGCACTTCCATAGTTCCCAGCCACCCCTAGATTTCTCAACCCAAGGGAGACCAAGACTACGGTAAACCGCTTTAACCACGCATGAGAAAATTGCTGTCTGTAATGGAAAACAGAAAGCATTTCCCATCGTCGCGAGCATGTTGAGGCTCACAACTTTCTCTCCAACCCGGAGAGCGCTTTCAGACTCAACGTCATACACAGCAACGGTCGCGCATTCGGAGCGTAAACCCATAAGCCAGTTAAAACTAGCTCGTGGAATAAACTCCTTAGCAAAACCAACGCTAATGTAGTCGGAAGCAGAAGAGAGATCAATTGTAGCGTAGGTGCCGGTCTCGGATCCAAGCCGTGCAAGCTCAGCGTTTAGCTGTGGCTGCAGGCTAAGATCGATATCGAACTTCCTACGCAGTTGGTCCTCTAATACTTTTTGAACCCCTTTCTGGAAAAACATATTCAGTAGAGGTTCAGGTTTTACAAGTCTGCTGATCTTAGCAGTTTTAGGGACTGGGGTTATTCGAGTACTATCTGTGACTCGAGGGCTACCCATAGCTAGGGTTCTAGCGATTTCGCAATCAACCCGTAGTGGAGAAGCCTTGACCCACTCGTCAAAAAGGGATATGACGAGATTGTTTGACGCAGTAAGATCACTGTGTCCTAACTTGCAAAGAAAGGATGTGTCTTCCGCGCCTGGACTAGTACCAGGGCCAAAATCAACCCCGGATTCAATCGCTGCAAAGTCCAAGAGGGGATAACCCTCTACGGTAAAGAAGTCCCAAATGGCGCTTTTAAACTCGCCAAGCAGGACTTCATCGTAAGGACCGCATTGCGAAGTGTCCAATCTCCAGTCACCTCTCACCTCTTCATTGATTCTTTCGAAGAGGTTGAAGGCGGCTTTGTCCGCGTTGGCCTGAGTTACCTCGTCGTCTTTCCCGACTTTTTGGGAAGGCTTCGTAGGAGTCCGGCCATTGCGAATTGGGCAGGAGAGGCATCGACAGGCTCAGTGCAACACCAACTCTGTTTATCGAGTTGGAAAGAGCGTATGCTGACGCCAGGATGGTCATCGAAATCACAAAGGAGTAAATCCCAAAGAACAGACAGATAAGCCATGTTACTTTCCTTATTAAGGAAAAGATCGGGACGTCTTTTGCACTGACTCGTCTCTTAGTCAACGCACTCAACCTAGAGCGTACCAGTTAGGTACGTGTCCATCAGCCCGTTGAGCTGCTGTGTAACAGCACCAACATGGAGCGACCAAGCAGAGCGCAAATTTGCGATATCTACAATGTCGGCTCCGGCTGGAACGGCAAACGAAGAACGAATTGTGCTAACTTGTACAGGCTGTCCTGCAAGGACAGTAACACCTTTACGAGTCAGCACATCAAACGTGTTTCGCGGGAAGCCTTTCAGCAACCCACTAGCCGTTGGTTGGCCCAACACCTTGAAAGTTTGCGGCCTCCAAGCCGTGATGGTGAAGGGAGAAGAGATTGAATGCGCCGTAGAGCCAGTCTGAGTGCCACCTAAGTTAGTGATCGCATATTGGCGACCAGTTGCCGCAGGTGGAGTATCACTCGCGACGGTGAATGTCGGCGACGTCAGTCCCGTCACAGCTGCTCCGGTAACCGGAGAGGTAAGGTTAAAAGCCATCGGAGAACTCCGAAAAGGTTAAAGGAAAGGTTATTTATTTCCACTTAACTGCTAGCAAAGCAGCTAAGTTAGTCCACACCCAAGGAGACTGTGGTAGCCTCGCAACAAGTGAGGGTAAGGATGACATGTCATCCTGGTCACGTCTGTAGCTTCGCACGACTACATTAGAGTCTTTGAACTCTTGTATATTTCGCGTTAAGCGGACGTTCTGGGGAGACAGGTCAGGTCGCGTCGCGTGAACGCGATGCGACTCGCTAGTAGTGGCCCTCGAGTGCCAAACATATTCGGCACCTAAAGCAGGGATGCTATTAAGGATGCCGCCAACATTGGAAAAATAGTCAACGACAAAGGAGTACGGAACCAATTCCCAAACGGTAGGAATAAATTCCTCGAGTTTAAACCCGCTGAGCCTCTTAAGGTTATCAGCAGATTCAATATCGATGCCCTCGATGGGTAGACGTATCACACCTTTGTACACGCACTTAGCGTAGTACCAGGATTTGATCGTCACGATCTTGTAGTTGTAGCTGGGGAAGTTTTCCCCAAAAACACCTGCAGAATCATTCCATCGACGTTCAGCTTTCCCATAAACGCGAGCAGTTTCTGCTTTAGCGTTATACTGGGCATAAGCATCGACGGCACTTTCGACGTCACCCATAAGGGGACGCCAGCCGTAGACGTACTCCAACCACGACCCTGCGATCATCTGATTCGCAGTTTTGACATCCCTTATCCTCGACCTCGTACGATGGGCTCGTTTTAAATATGAGCTGAAACCATCGCGAAAGGCAGAAGCGGGACGTCGTATCATACGAAGCGTGTCCTTAAGCTCGCCAAGGAATGTTAATCCCTTGAACGGGCTCAGTTGCTCGCTAACGTCTGACATGAACTTGGCTTTTGCTATTTGCACCAAGTCCGATGGCATAGAAGGTGGACCGGGTGGCGGACTGATAAAGTTCCGCACGTACTGATGTGCATACTCTCCTTTCCAAACAGGAATTTGTCCTGGGTAATGGAAAACAGCCGCACAATCATGGTACTCATACCCGGCCTGCACTATCTCCATATCGATCCGAGTGTATACCGAGGAAGCATCTTGCCCTAGGGCAATTCGCCTTTTATACCTTGGTACACCATTACCGGTGCGAACCCTGTACCAAACAGTCGGGGTATACCACGAACTGGTAGAGGTAAAGGGTGGATCATAGTGAGGGAGAGAGTATCTTTGTAAGACACTCGTGTTCCCAATGTGAACTCTTTGAATGGATTCATTAAGAGTTTTCAAGTCACCGTCTTATGGCCGGTTAAGCCATAGCCTCCGCGCTCTGATAGATGTTGTCAGAGCCGG